GAAGGCGATGACCAAATCAGGCACCCCCTTCTTGAGCATTTCAGCATTGCGGATGTAACCCGCCTTTTTACCGTACTTTGTCCAATTTGCATGAAACGTCTTATAGGGCCGTTTGCGCTTGATAGCCCAGTTACGGGCGAAGCGGTCAACGCCAGTGGCCCCACCTTCAATCAAGGAACTGATGTAGCAGACGTCATCGTCAATGAAATCAAGTTCCCTGTGAACGTGAGCCTCGTCTGTGAAGTCACGTCCACCACAGACGAGTATACGCATCACCTAGGACGCCTCTTTGATACCATGGCATCCTGCTGAACCTTAAAGCTTCTAAGGAAGCCAGCCTGCTCTCTGGGGACACCTTCTTCATCCAAAGCGTCATAATCAATTGAGCGCATGGCGTTCAAACGTTCAAACACTTCATCTTCAGGTTGAAGGAAGCACTGGGTGGCAATGCACACTTCGCGCAAGTGAGCTACGCTGTAGCCCTCTGTCAGTTCTACCCAGCGATCTATCGTCGCGCCGGGCAGCCCCGGTTCCTTGGCTGTGAAGTAAACCCTGCGGGCCGCCTCAGAAGGCATGCCCACCTTCTTGATGGTGTCAAAACGTGAGGGCCTATCGATGAAACGGCGGTCTAGCCGATGAGGATAGTTCGTGGTGGCAATGTGCACCACGTTATTGATTTGGTTCTCACCATCCAACAATGCCAGCAACGCATGTTCACCGTGACGATGCACCAAGGCGTCAATGTCTTCCATAACTGTCACAATGGGCCGATCAGGTTCAATGCGTTGAAGGAAACCCAAGCACCATGTGGCTACTGTGGGGTCTTCCACAAAGACGACCACGCCCTTCCGCTCCTGAATGAGACGTTGTGTCATCTGCCAGATGCCACTGGTCTTACCACTGCCGGGGGGTCCCCACATGAGCATCCCACGCTTGAATGTGAAACCACGCTTTTCGAATGCGGGGCGCAGTTCCCAGAACTGAGAAAACTCATTGAGCAACATCTCAACCGCACTGTCAGGCAGTGACAGTAGATTGTCGATGTTGATCTTCATCCGTTCAAGGTAGGGGCCAGTTTGAGACACCATGCAGCGGTACGCACCGGGTGGGATGCTATTCACCACCGATGCCACCGGGAAATACGAGTCACCTGACTGAGCCCAGCAAGCCGCCGCAGCCAGTGTCTTCACCCAATCAGATGTTCCGGGGACATCAGCTGTAGCAGGCCTAGCTACTTCAGCATTGTCAAAATTACTCGCACCTCGCACAGCCCTTGCAAATTCTTCCATGTCCGTCATTTCAATTTTTCCGTTCCTTTGAGCAATGAGTCCAGCAACTTTTTGCCCTGCTGGTTTGAGTAGAATATTCTCTCGTCCACCGTCCCTTCCATGAAAGGGTCAATGATATATACGGGCTTGGACTGGCCTGCCCGCCAGATGCGTTTCTCACCCTGTTGGCGGTTGATAGGGGAGTCAGGCTGCTCAAAGAAAAACATGTAGTTAGCGTGCTGCAAATTCAGCGAACTGGAACCAGACATGTCATTCAAGACAAGGATGATGCAGTTGAGGTCTTCGCGGAAGCGCTTCAACTCACCAATGACGTTTTTCTGACCGGACCAAATGCGCGCGTGTTTTATCTTCAATTTGGTTAGGCGATCACTGATTAGCTGATTGGTATGTATGAAGTGATGGAATACAACCATCTTGCAGCCACGTGGCATTGCGTCAATTTTCTCTTCCAGCACGTCCAGCTTTGGGTTGTTGTCAAATGACACTTTCACTTTGCTGTCGTTCTGCCCATCCAAGGTCATGAAACCGGATGCCAATTGGCGCAGCTGCATATAGCTGGCCTCAGCCTTGCCATACACGCCGCCTCGGCTGTCGCCTTTGATGGCTTCAATCAGTTCGGCCGCCGCTCGACTCACGTAACCCTCAATGGCCGTAGGCAATGGGATATGAAGCTTGATGTACCTCTTGGTGGGTAGATCGTGCATTTCAGTGGCAGTATAATGGATTGAATTGTGCTTGATTATCTTGCTGAGCAAGGGCATCTTTGCCTTGTCAAACACGTACTCAGGGAACTTGGTCCTGAAGTTAATCTTACTGGTGAAGAAGGCCTCTTGGAACAGCCCCTTGGTCTCACCCAGCGTCTCACCAAAATCAATCAGATAGAACTGTGACCAAATATCCTCTACGTCCTTGCCAAAGGGGGTACCTGACAAGCCTATCCCATACTCGCATTCATTGCTGATGGCACGGCACATCCTGTAAGTCAGGGTGCTCAGATTGCTGCACTTGTGGATTTCATCAGCTACAAAGGTGTCAAACCCGGCAAACACTTTGCGAGTGTTTTTTGGGTCAATAGTCCAGCCCTTTTTCTTTTTGGGGTGGGGCTCAGACAACATGGCCACGGCGCTGGCGTAGCAAATCACAAACACATCACCATCGCCCTCAGCCAACCATCTAAGGTTCTCAGTGGTGGTGCCTATCAAGGGGACCAGCTTCAGTTGAGGGGTATGCTGAAGGCACTCCTGTATCCAAGTATCAACCGCCGTCACATAGGGCACAAAGACAACCGCTTTGGGCTTCTGCCCCAACAATTTGCGGTACAGAATTGAGAACAGCGTAATCAGGGTTTTGCCGCCACCCATATCGATGTGAAGCATGAACCGCTTCAGGGTGGTCACAAGGATAAAACAAACCAGCTGATGCACCCATAGCTTGCTCATGCCGGGGATCAGCTTGAATTCCTTGGCCAGTTCAATGCGCAATTCCAGTGGCCCAAGCTTCTTCATCCAGTCATGGTTTTCCATAGGACGGGATAAGAAGTCTTTGACTATCTTTGGATTGATGACGCCCATAACACTCAGTGCGGGAGGATGATTTTCTTCTTACGCTTGTCGACAGGCCCTGCGCTCAACTGGCCATTGGTGTGCAAGTTAGACATGCCCTGATAGAACAGTTCAGGTGGCATTGGGAACTTGCCACCGTCTTGGACGGTGAGTTGGTCACCTTCCTTGTAAATGGCTATCACAATCACTGACTCGGCACCCATGCGCCGGGTCAGCAGTTCTGACTCCTTGCGTATTTCCTGCAAGCGGCGTGCGTCACGCCGCTGCTTGCTTTCTGGCTCCTCAGTCATCTGCCTCTCCCAGCCATGAATAAAATCTGTGTGACGATGAAAAGCAATGCACCAAACCAAATTGCCATGACAAGCACTCCGCCGGTCACAACTTCTTTCGGCCCAAGGTTGACTGCAACCACTATCATGGCCGCCACTGCGCCAAAGACAGTGCTAATTATTGATGCTAACATTGGCAACATCTAACAATACTCCTTCCTGAGCCGCGCCAGTTCCTTTTGAACCACCTTGATTTCCCTTTTGACGTTCAAGCCGTGTACGCGGAATTTGGCTCGTATTTGCCTGAGTTCATGAAGCCACCAGTAACGCAAGTCAATGTATTCCTTTGGTCTGGTGTCATACGTGGCCCGCAAGATTACTGAGCGCAGCCGCAGCCGTGCACGGGGCTCTTTCACTTTAAGACGTATCCTCTGTTTCGCCATCTCTACCTACCTGCGGAAGTAACGGCCAGTAGTTAGCGCCAGCCATCAAAATACTGTCAACCGCGAACACACCCATCGCATAGTTTTGAGAGACTATCACGGTAATGCGGTCCTCATCGTTTCTACCGCCTGACACAAACAGCCGCGCCAAGCCCATTTTCTTTTCAGCCACCGTCTGGTTATACGTGATGACGCAATCAGCATGGGCAATTTTGCTCCACGCTTCAGCTACGTTGTCTGAGCCCACATGCTTGGCCTTCTCAGAACTGCGGTTGCCTTGGCTGACAATGGCCCCAGCTATGTTGCGGGCTACAAAGATGCCACGAAGCTGCTTGTAGATTTCGTCAATACTGAGGCGGTAGTTGTTCTTGTCCACGTCCATCAGATCAGGGTAGTCAATGATCAGCAAGTCAGGGATGAACCGTTCATTGCTTTCAAGGCTGTCAAGGTAGGCTTCCAGTTGCCGTACAGTCAGGGTGCCGGTTGGGAACTGCTTGATGATGACGTTATCAAGCATGCGTGGCCCAAACTTCTTGATACGCCTTGCCAGCTTGGTGGCTATCTTGGGGTCCTCCATATTGAGGCTGGGGCTGATTTCAGCTTCATCAAACCCTATCATCCGTCCAAGCTGGTCACGCTCAAACTTGGTGACTATCTGCTTTTCCTTGCGCTTGCTCATGGCGAACAGCGCCTGCATGTACCGCTGAGCAGAACGGTCCTCGGACATTTCCAATGAAATGTGGCATACCTTCAGCCTGTGCAGCATGGCCATTTTGGCCAGCTGAATGAGCATCCATGTTTTGCCTTTTTTCGCGGCGGCAATGTATAGCCACAGCTCTTTACGAGTTGGGCCAAATCCCCGCTTGTCAAGTTCGGGGATGCCTGTTGGAAAGCAGTGAACCTGTTGCTCCAAGAACTCAAGCACGCGGTTCTGATTTGAAAGTCGCAATCCCGGATCAAACACCGAAGCGACCTGCCGGTTCGAATTAGCTATCAGTTTTTCAGCTTCCTCAAGTGACTCGTCCGTGTCCTTTTGCAAGGCCTTGGATAGGTCGATGGCTATGGTGCGCAGTGACTGCCGCTTGATGAAGTTCTCAAGCTGATGCATCACGTAGTCTTCGTTGATGCCGTCAAACTGATCTTTGATGCTGAGGAGGATGTCCTCATACAAGCCAGCCTCACGCTTATTGGCCTTTTCATCCAGCTTATCCGCCATCAGGTCGGCAATGTGTTCCTTGGGGGCCTTCTTGTAACGGTCTATGTACTCATAGATGCGCCGAGCCAGCACCGCATACGGCCCGCCCCAAAAATCCACTTCAACCAGATTGCGGATGGTAATGCAGTGCTTGTCATCAAAGCACAGTAGGGTCACAAGGTTTTCTTGTATCGCTGAGAGGCTAACGGTCACCTTTGCCCCCGTCTATCAATACCTTCATGAGGGCAATAAAGTTCTTGAGATTGAACAGCCTCAACTAACAGGTCGATAAGTTGTTCCTGAAAGTTACCGTCATAGACGGTGGGGCCTCTATCCTTCAAATATTGAAGAGCACCATTTACTGGATCATCATTGAATACGCATTCTTTAGGATGGTTGTTGATTGCAGTTTCAATGATTTCGCGAAGTACTGCTGGGGTCATTTAATTACTTTCAGATTTGCAGCTGAATAGATATGAAGGACATAACCACGGCCCACTTTGTGGGCTACTACAAATCTTAATTTCTTATTTGGGGTGAAAAATCTAGAAACTATTATACCTTTCCATTGATAATCTCCGGTGTGCTTTAACACCTTATCTCCTCGTCTCATCCTGATGCCTCATGCAGACGGTGTAGCTGGCGGGACAATGCCTGCATTGGTATACGCCAGCCCCCTTGTTGTCCCACCAATGCTTACTTGCGGCGCATCGTCTTTGTAATGTTTTTGACCACCAGATGGCCCATGCCGTTTTCAAGATAGCCGGGAAAGGCATTTTCAAATACCTCAGGCAGACGAATAAGGTTGGCCACTATTATGCCAAAGGTGGGCGTCACACCACGTTCCTTTAAGTCTGATACCAGCAGGTCTGCAAACATGTGCAGAAACGCCAGTTTGGTCACCCGGCTTTCGTCCCAGCCGGGGAAGTGAGCATTGAAGAATTTGTAGGCAGCAGGGGCGTTCTTGATCAACAGTTTGCCCGGTTTGGTGCCTGCTACCGTGGCATAGGCCGCCGTGACGTTTAGGTGGCCGCTCAGGGCCTCAAATAAGTCAGCCGCTGGGCTGGTAGCGGTTGACGCTACCATGGCCCCACGGGCCCCTAAAAGGCTTGCAGCGGTAGCGTGAACCGCCTCCAAGTCAGCCCGTGTCAGGGTAGGCAGTGCCGCCAGTATGCTATCCTTGTTCATAGCGGCTCCGACGTGAAATACGTTTTGCACTTCCTGCAACGCCAAAGTGCCGGGGTGCGCTTTTTCATTATCTGAACCTGTGACGAGCCGCAGCTGCATTGCGGTTGATGCCGCAGTATTTTGTCCATGCGGGCAAGAGTATCCTCAATACCCCACTCAACCAAACCGTCCTGCCAGTCAGCGTCTGCTTCTTCACCCATTGCTTTCTCCCTCATATGGTCGCTTGTCATTTTTGTCGTGAGGCCGTCCAACTATTTCGACAGCGTGGTCAAGTCGAACAGCCATTTGCTCCAGCAACTCAGCCAATGCCAGAGCACCGTTGGGTTTGAATACCCGGTCCATATCCAGCAGCCCGGCTAAGCGACACTTCCGGATCAATGGCCCAACTACTTCCATCCATGTCTGGTCTTCATTCATATTTGCCCTCAATAGAAGCACAGGACAACAATTGCCCCGGCGATAAAGAGCAGGAGAATGACCCCACCGGGGCCGTCCATTCCGTTACCGTAGTGATGTCCCATAGTGGCTCCTTGGATTCTTTGCCCACTGGTTAGCTCTCGAATATGACCCTGTTGATGGTGGCACCAGCCGAGCCAGCACCATTGTACGCAATAGCACTGGCATCACTTCCGTGCATCACGCTATCGGTCCACAGGAAGCGACTAAGCCCGCTTGCGAAAACAGCACCTTGGTGGAAGCTGTTGCCCCTCACACGAGAGACGATGCCACCTGCCATGGCTCCAATATTGAGTGCTGTGACACCGGCAACGCCAGCGGCAACGCAAACACCATCGATCAGCATATTGGTTGGGTAGATTGGGTTGGTAAAAGGAACATAACCGGGCTCACGTGCGATGTTGTCTGCAAGCGTGTCCAGCCGTATTGCGTTCCCACGACAAGACCATGCCTGTAGGTTCCGCAATGACGTGTTCATGAATGCCTGTGAGCGAAGGGCAGTATCCCACCGGCAAAATTCAAAGGCGTAGTCGCCACCGTAGTGGCTGAATGCCGAAGCGCCACAGGCCTTGATGTCCACGTTGTTGATGTCGATGGCACTGCATGCGGATAGTCGGATGACTTCAGAGGTTGGGCTGGTGAACAGGCCAGCCCTGATGCGCTCAATCTTGATATTGTTCGGATGCACTGTGCAGAACGTGCCGCTGCTATTGTTGAAGGCGGCCCGGTTCTGCGCAATGGTGCCTCCTGTGCCAACGGTCCCCCAATCAAAATTGATCAGGCCAAAGGCTGTCGCGTTGTCTAGGCCAACTATATCAGTGATGTGGCCATTGCACACGCCACCAACGCCGGAAATGTGGAGCCCATTTGGCTTGACGGTTGACAGCTCCATGTTGTGGATGCCCCAGCCGGAAGCTTCAATGAACGGGCCACGGTTGTTGATGTTCAGTACTTCTCCATACCCATCGCCAAGTGACATGATGGAATGGTAGATGCCCTGCACGCTTGAAAGGCCATCGGAAACCGTCACATAGGCACGGCCATTCATCACCTTAGCCCCGTTCATGAAACGGGTGCCGTAGACATCGTGGTGCAGTTCATGGGCCAGCAGTGTGCCGTTGAGATTCAACGTGACGTTTGGCTTTATGACCAAGCCTCTATCTGGCAACGTGTTGTCGATGACAAGGCGGCAAACCCTGTTGGCATCCAGTTCAACCTTGCCTCCGGGTGGACAGGCGTCTATCATGGATTGCAGGGCTGCGCGGTCGTCGGTTACTCCGTCATAGGCAAGTGTCATTACACGTTTCTTTCTGAGTTGTTTCTGTTAACATTATGCCAGTGAGTGCTCCACGGAGCATCTTTCTTCATTTCAGCAACAGCTGCATCGAAGGCTTTTTGGGCATCATTAAGAGTGTTGGTGGCAGTTGCCATACTCCTGTCGATGCGGTCCTTCTCCTGTTTCACAGCATTGAATGAAATTCGTGCCTCAACCAATGCCTTCGCACAAGCTTCAAGGCTCATTTTTAGATCGGTCATTTATTACCTCCTTTAAAGCTTGTAGTGCTTGTCGATGAAGCCAAGTGTTTCATCACCAACAAGCTGCCAGTTAATCCACGTCTTGCTGACGGTTATCCCGTCCTCATTGAAGTAGCGCACCTCGCCACCGGGCGAGCCGAAGTGACGCCAGTGGCCCCTGCGCCAATGCAGGCGTTTGCGGATGCCAGTGGGGTCGCCGCGCTCATGCTCATTGCGGTGACGCTTGGCTAGAGATACGACGTGGTAGTCACGAAGCGGCGCACGTCCTTCACGGGCTCGCTTTTTCTGCAACGCCTCGCCGCCCAGTGACCGGCGCTCAGCCATGGCCACCTTGGCATCCAGCATGATGCACACGGCACGGATTTGCTCACCAATGCGTTTCAGGTACTCAAGCACGGCCTCGGAGTGGCCCTCAGCGGCTGGGTGGTAGAGTTTGGTGCCGTCAAAGACGACCTTATTGGGGTTGATGTACCAACGCTTGTTGATGCCGGAAGCAATTACTCCCTCGATGCCGTCGCCTTCACCCAAGAAAGCAAGCACACGCACACCGTTGATCCGGAACTCAAAGCAGGTGTACTGAAACGGCAGTTTGACTTCACCGCCATCAAAGTCCTTTACCCCTTCAAACGCCGCAGCCCAATTGTGCTCTATCACAAAGCTTTGGAATTCGTTCTTGAAGAAATCAGTTGTGCCACTATCATCGTGAGTGTGCATCAAATCATCAATGAAGTGATGTATCGATGTGCCCTGCGGGCGTTCGAACTGCACACCCATGGTGGCAAAGCGCCTCGCCAGCTCTTGAATATCAGCGTGTGCCGTGGCACTCTTTTCAGAGGGGGTCGTGCGCTCTTTTTCAGCCACGGATTCAATGTGCTGCTTTACGCTGGCAAATACAGTGTCGCCATCAGGCTGAGGGTGGCTAACATGAATGGTGCCTACGTGATCCATGAACTTAAGTTCGGACTCACGCCGCTTCCTGTTCATGAATTTACGGAACTCTTTTTTAGTAGCACGCATGTCACTTTCAGACTGACGTGCTCTCAATTCATCCAAATTCTTGCTACGTACCCAAACAAGGGCATCTGCTACGTTACCGTCAGTGAGCGGCAATCCCACTTGATCAAGCAGGATTTTAATCATCGTCAACGCGTCTTTTTTCTGCTTGTCATCAAGCAGGTCAGCATTGTGGCCGGTGTATATTTTTGCTTGTTTCACCTCCACGTCCATGTCTGACCTCTTCAAGACGTTATCTGCCATGAAGTGATCATAATCCGATCTCCAATTTGGCATTTGTTTCTCCCCATGTTGGCAACCCCGGCTGAATTCGAATCAGCAACCTTCGGAATCAAAATCCGACGCTCTAACCAGTTGAGCTACGGGGCTTTACAAGACTTCTTGGCAAAGTCACGGACATACGTGTTTGAGTAGTATCCGTCAAGCCAAGGACGGACTATTTGATTGTACACAAGGGTTGAATGGTAAGGGAAAAGATAATTACTTTCACGTTCAAAGGTGAACGTGCGTTTTCCATTACCTCGTTCATAGAGGTGGAACCAAGCATTAACCTGACGGTTGATTCTCTTGTTGAAAGCCCATGCTGTAACAACAGCCACATGCGTCCATTGTCGCTTGGCATATCTGCGTCTGCGCCAAGCACGCCATCGGCCCAATGCCACAGCCCACCACGGGGCTTTGAACTCTTTCAACTTCTGAATGTGATCAGTCATGGATGGTGGCCCTTATATCATGCTTGGCTCTATATGCCCTCAGGATGGTAGGACCGTGCGGCCCGGCCAACATTACAAGAAGCTGCTTCAGGTTTTCAGGTAGTGGTGTATCTTCCCATGACATCCTCTTATTGAAGATTGACCACTCTTCACTTCCAATGAGCACATCAAGCTCCAATGAAGTTACTTTGAGGGCTGTACAAGCAGGTACCCAAAATTCTTGGAACTCAAAAGTAGTCATCCGGTTTTGCGCCCCCTCGCCTGATTGATCAGTGAACTGTAGATGCCCAGCACTTTCTCAAACGCAAAGATCTGATGCAACATTATACGCTGCCGCCCCGCCTCTATGTTGGCAAGGGACGGGCGGCTGATTTTCAAATGCTTGGCAAGCTGTTCCTGCGTCATCCCCGCCTCCGTGCGGGCCTCAGCTATCGCCTTGCCCAGCCTCTTGTAACACGGTTCCAGTTTCATTGCCTGAGCCATTAACGATACCTTTCTTGATTTGATATGCCTTAAGGATAACTTTGCCATGCGGGCCTGCCAGCTTGATCAGTAGCTCTCTCATGTCATCTGACAATGGGAAGTCTTCAGTCCTAAGCCTTGAACAGTAGTCAGCATGAATGGTGACTCCCAGTGCTTTATCCAGTTTCCTGAAATGATGATAAACTTCTTTACGATCATTATTATCCACTGGACCGAACAAGTTCAAGAGAGCGGGCTGCCAGTATTTGAGGGCGTCGTGTTCATTCATGAGATCAACTCCAGATTATGCTGAGCCCGGTAAGCCTTGCGCAAGGGCACCCCATAGGGCCCTATCAAGCTTCCGACCAGTTCATACACCTCACCGTTATGAACGCGGTGAGTGTTGACGCCTTTACGGAGTGCTTCATGCAGGCAGATGCGTTCCCACTTGTCACGCACGTTGAAGCGTTTGCAGATGTGAGTGGCGGTGTCGAACGTCTCAGCATAGTTAGCAGAAGACGTCACAATCAGGTTTACCTCACGCCGCCGCCAAGCCCAGAAGTCATCGTGGTCTTCTGTCTTGCGGTAGTTCTCAGATTGACTTTTCTTGAAGCCTATCGCCTCCAGTTTTTGGTCTATTGACTTCTTGGTGTACACAAGGAAATCAACGTCGGTGCTAATGACAGGCGGTGAGCAGACGTAGCGGCTGCCAGCCGGATAGATGCGGACTTCCGGGAACTGCCGCTGCAACAGCGCCATCCGTGGTTTGATGGTCAGCCAGAAGACAATGCTATTCAGCATTTTCCACCTCTATGTCATGTTTGATCTGGTAGGCCCTTAGGATGGCTTTACCATGTGGCCCGGCCAGCATGATAAGCAGTTCCTTCAACTCAGGGCTCATTGGCTTATCCAAGTTGAACGCACGGAATTGCCATTGAGACCATTCCGTGATGGCCAAGGCACGTTCAAGTGCACGCTCCACTTGGTAGAGCTTTGTACCTGCACCCCTCAAATGCCCAAACAGGTTCTCGGCAGCAGGCATCCATATCCGGTCCTCTTCCTCAGAAGTCATGTTCCACCTCTATACCATGTTTGATTTGGTAGGCCCTCAAGATGGTCTTTGCATACGGCCCCTGTAACAGCAGCAGCACTTCACGCATGTCGTCTGCTATGGGGAAGTCTTTCCATCTCTCCCTATGGATGAAATCTGACCACATCTTGCAACCCAGCTGCTTCTCAAGAAGCTGACATTTCTGTTCGGCATTGTGATCTCCGACAAATATGTTGCGTGCTGCCGGTATGAAGTAGTCGTTAGCGTCTTCCATGTTCATCAGGAACCCCCGTATCTGGCTTCAATGATTTTTAATAGGACACGAAGCATGGAAGGGTCAATTTTGCCACAATAGCAAGAAGACAGCACGTCTATAGCAAGAAGACAGCACGTCTATCTTAGCACGGGTTTTGTGGGATACACTGAGGTGTCCTGTCTGCACAAACTTTCTCCACTGCTTGTTTGTTACGCCAAGATTTCTGAAGCTTACTTCCGCAGTAGGTCCTTTATTTTGTTGTATCAAGAAATGTTTTGCTTCCCATACTTTGCTAGATTCTATCTTAGGCATGTTTCTTATCCCCCATATAGGACAGTTCTTGTATCCTGAAGGTGGTGAATGGGCATAGCTTTGCCTAGCATAAGGCAAAGCTAGTTCTGAAGTATGGAGCCAGAGACATAGACAGACCAAGAAAACCTACATGGAAGTAGGAAGTAAGCTGGGGTTATGCTGTCAGCTTTTACTTCTTGCTTTACACAACGCTAGGGACGTTACTTCCAAGGTCTGTCATGGAAGTAACCCTATGAGGGACGGAAGTCACACCGGAGCCCTCGCCTGAGCTACGCTTCACAGCGAGCCCTTCTGTGGATACTAGATGCCCTTCTAGCAATTGCACCTGCGCCTCAGCAGCAGCAGTGTCGGCTTCTACAGGAAGCTGGCTATGGTAAGGGCGGTAGAAGGCCTTTTTCACGGACCTGCGTTACCTGCTCCACTTAACTCATACGACCGGCTCATTTGCCTGTATCAGAAGCATCTTGTAATAGGCATAGCCATGGGGCCCGGTGAGGGCCTCCAGCCGCCTGAGGCTGCTTTCACTGACGCCAGCTTGTACTCTGCCGTCATAATTTGGTTTGCCTATGAAAGAGCAACATTCATTGTGATGACCAATTAATTTGGCTATCTTTTCGTTGGTGCCTTGGTCAAGCCTTTCAGCTGTGTCCCACAGCCCGTGACTGGCCAACGTGTCACGCATCCAACGGGCTCTCGTAAGAGTTTCAGCATCAAAGATCATGACTCAATCCCCTACTATGATTTGTGCGACTATTTTTCCCATGGTGGTGATGCCATAGCCTGCGCCAGCTACCGCACCGGTGCTCGTGAACAAGCCACTCTTGTACTCAGCCAACCCCTTGCGGGCAAGCTGGCGCACGACCACCCTGCCACGTCGCCTATCCATGCCAGTGGCATGGGCTATCCAATCTAAGGATACAAAGTAAAAGTCATCTTCAACGGGCAACGCCACAAGCACCCTCGTTTGACTGGGCGTCAACCTTTTGGCTGCGCGGATAATGTCGCCAGCCGGACCGAGGTCAGGCTTTTTCATTTTTCAGGAACCCTTTTTATTTCGCCAATGGCGTACATGCCACTGAATTGTGGCAAGTCCCAATCCCTAACCAACCAATACCGCTCTTGATGTGTGCCGGGGCGCTCCACGTCACGGACACGTGCTGTCCAGCTTTTGCCATGATGCACGACTTCAACTATCTCACCGACAGATGGTCGCCAAGTCCAATTTTTCATGGAAGAAGACCCTTCAGGTTAAATGAAAGACAAAAATGCCCGCTGGGCAACAGGAGGAGAATCCCAAACCCAGCGGGCACTCTTCACTCAGGCGGGTCACGGGGCCGAACTGGGGAATTCGGGTGGGAGCGACTTGGCCTGAGCAAAACAAACAAAAAACCCTAGCTTAAGGCTAGGGTTGAAAACTTTAAACCGCAATGAAAAAGTTAGAAATCACCGGCTTGAAATGCGCGCCGGGCGGCGTTCTCACAGGCTACTCTGTACTTGTAGGGCCCAACTAGGCCGCTCACAGGCTGCTCATTGGTGTCAATGAATTGGAAATAAAAACCCAGCATTTGGTCGCCTTCATCATCATACTGGGGCGGCTGCTTGGGATCAAACTCGTGAATTAGTGCATCAGTGGCTGGCATTCCCTGCTCCCTATTTAATGGCTTTGACGAAGGCTGATTGCTCACCTATGACCGCATAGATCATCCACCCTCCACCGCCAACTATGGCTTTTGTTTGCCCGGCCCTTTCAGCTTCGGCAAGGGTTTTGTACTCAGAACGGTCATAATTACCGACGCCAGCCTTTTTGACCAATGTGAAATATTCAGCATGGTCGCGGAAGTAGGTATCACGCTCCGTGTATGACTTGAAGTCCGGCATACTACGTGGGTTTCGTTCTTTTGTCATTTAACCTCCTTATGGGCACAGGTCTATATAAAGGTTGCCTTGATCAACCCTAATACTGAGACGCAAATGCGCAGCTTTTGGGCTTACTTTCAGCCAGCCTTTGTCGCCATTCGATTGGAGCTCAACCACAATTTGATGTGTGTGAATTGATTCTCGGGCTGATTGTCCTTTTGACAGATCAAAAGTGACATAATCTTCACCTTTCATTTTCTTTACGTTGCTCATTAGCCTTCCTTTCCAAAATTTGGACAAAAATAAACCCCCCTCACCAGCATCACCATGGCGAGGGGGGTCGTTCCAGTTCAGGCTTGGGGGGCGTTCTGCCCGAACCGAAAGGCTTAGGCTTTCTTGGCCTTCAGGAAGTAGCGGGTCGCAGGGCGCTTGCCCTCACGCACTTCCTTCTTGCGGACCACTTCATGGCCCTCAGCTTCAAGCGCGTTGAGAACGTTCAGCTGAACGCTGCCGACGGCTGCCTTGACTTCCTCAAGCGTAGCGCCGCCCTTTGCAGCGTACAGGGCAACGGCTTGGGACTTGGAACTGCCCTCACGGAAGCCCCACTTGTCCTTCTTGGCACC